AGAAAATTCGCTTAACAGGTGAGGGGGCTATGTTTATCCACACTTGATAGAAGCTAAGAGTTCTATAAACAGTGATAATAGCAACCTCGCACAAATTTCCACCGACTAGCTGATTAACTTCAAGTGTTCCTGTGAATTTACCAGTTACGCCTTCAAGCCTTGCAGCTTTGATTACGCCACCTTCGACAATTGCACCCTTTACTGTGCCACCGCTTACCACTGCACCATTAACTGTTCCACCATTGATTGTTGCACCGTTGACGGTATTACCAGTAATGACCCCACCAGTTATTCTTGGCGCTCTAATTTCCTGATTAGCTTGGATGTGATCGCCACGGATTGTATTGGCAATAATACTTCCACCATGTACTTCGGTTACACCGGCATTTACCCATGGGCTAGGCTGAGTTGTGTATTCTGTACATTCTTCCAGCATTGGGCGACCGACAAACATCCAACAACCATTTGGATTAGAGCCGTCAGCATCATAAAAAAAGAAAAATACATCAACACTTACACCATTAGAAGGAACTTGAAATTTAATAAATGCTCTTTCTGCGTCATTGATGCCTACAAAGTTTTTGTTTTTCGGCACACCTACTGTTTTATGTAATAACCATTCTCCATTACGGCCTCGCACATCAATATAAATTTCAACCTTAGTGCAATTTTGGTTACCCATATAAGCAGATACAATGTACCAATTATTTGCTGTAACAGGCACATTTTGACAGATACCTGTTCGAGTAGAGCCATTATTAGTTCGTCTATTGTGAAAACGTACAACATTTTCATTAGGTAAATAACCACCTCTCTTCAGACCATAATCAGGATCTTGAAAACATCTACGTTCGCCTTTTTGGCTATCTGACAATCCAGTTTCGAATAATGTCCACCCGTGAGGCACACCATTTGTCGGATTAGCAAAAATTGGGTTGTAAAAGAGGTTCCCGCCACCACCTGATGACAATTTATCTCTCGTCACAGACCCAGCGACAACCAAATCACCACGGATACCAACCTGCCCATTTGCAACAGAAAACACAGGTTTGACATTACCATCATTAGCATTAGCAACAATCCCGAATTTATCAGCCATAACAATGACCGAACTTTCTTCATGGTTTGCGCCTAGAGCGATCCCAGCAACAGCAGTCCGTCCACCAGCAATAGCTTGTGTTTTGATTGTGTGCATCGAGCTAACTTTACCATTAAGTCCAGCAACAGCATTACTCACTTGCGACACAGTAGATTCAGCATTGCCAACTTTAGCAGTTAGTGCATTGATTTGCTGTGCGTTTGCCTTATCACTTTGAGCTTGCGCTTGTCTTACTGCAGTGATGCCTGATAAAGCTGATTCGGCCTTCGCTGTTACAGTTTTGATGGTTTCGGCTTGTGCTTGCTCTGCTTTTTCAAGGTTTTTAATTGCAGTGCCAGTTGATTGAGCTTGTGCAGCTATTTGAGCTAATGCACCAGCAACAGCAGTTTGTCTTGTTTTAGCTTCTTCCCCAACTGCATTATTAATATCATCTTTAATGGAGTTTATGAGCTCTTGGCCAAGTTGGGATTTAGTAATTTTCCCTTCTAACGCATTTAACAAGTTATCTGGATTATGGTCTGCCTCACCAAATACTGCCTCTGTAAATTCGCCTTTGTTACCTTGTTTATCTACTCCTCGCAAATAAAAGTAATAGCCTGTCGATAAAGGCACACCATTGATAACATAGTTACTTTGGGGATATGGCAGTGTTGCCACTTTCACTGCAGTGCTTATGTCATTTGTATTGCTACGCCAAATCTCAGTGCTAAATCCAGGTGTAAATGTCTTAGGCAAATCCCAATCAAGCTCAATAGCAAATAACAAGGATTTAGTAACAAATCTAGGAATATTGAGATTAATCTCAAATGATCGTGTTACGGGATCTGACAGTTGGCCACTTTGGTTTTTAGCTCTGATTTCTGCGGTATAACTACCATCAGGCAAACCTTCAAATGATATTTCTGGATTTTTTAAGTTTAGATATGTTTTGAAAACCTTTCCATTGCGATATAACCGCACTTCATAGGTTAATAACGCATCTGTTGTGGGTACTGACCAAGTGAGTCTTATGCCATCAGCACTATAAACTACATCAGTATTAGTTACTTTTGTTAGTCCATTGTGCATAGTTGTAACAACAGGCACGAAGCTTGCACTTCCATCAACAATCGCTTCTTTTTGCGGTTCATGCTGCAGTGCAGTTATGGTATAACTTCCGTCATCGTTTTCAGTAATACCGAGTGCACGGTAAAGCTGAGTAGATACTTGCGGTGTTTTTAATACCCAATCATCCATTACGTTCAAACCAACAGGATTGGTTTCTAATGTAACAACCGATTTATTTGTATTATCTGCATTGATGATTTTGATTTTCACCAACTGCATTTCATCATTAAGATAACTTAAATAGCTATTACCAGTAATTTCTACAGGTTGATCAAGCGTTACTGTCTTTCCGTTTATCGCTACAACGCGCCCACCAAGTGTTTTACCCGCAAAATCATTATCAGCAATTTCAATGATGTCGCCTGGTAAATGCAATAACCCTTGACGACCTACTACAAAGGTAATAGTACATTGTTCAAGACGAGATGTTTCTAATACCCATTTTCCGTAGCGGTGAGCTTGCCCACGACTTGTACAGCCATAAGCTGTAATTTTCTTAACATTGTAGCCATAGCGAGCAATCATTAAATCATCGGCAACGTACTCAACCGCCTTTTGATAGAAGTTACGTTCATCAGCATATTCAACTTCTACTGCAGTGAAAATTGTCTTTCCTGCTGCAAATTGGCGAGAGAATTTACCATCAACCACATTTGATTGAGTATATAAACAAACTGGATCTGATGTTCTGTCTTGGATAGCTGAAAACTGCGTTCCATTCCACACTGCAATAGAGCGGAAAACAGATGCCATGTCTGATAGCACGTTATAGGCATCACGCTGTTCTGTAATCCATAGATTCGATACCATTCGTGGTTCTTTGCCACCATATCCATCATCGACTAATTCATCACAGTATTTTGCAATTTGATACAGCTGAAACTTATCTAATCCGTATTCCCCAATTCGTTTACCTAGTCCAGCCAATGAATTAGTGACTAAGTCGTAAAAAATCCATGCTGGGTTATCCGTCCACTCTTCTTTCCAGTCACCGCGCCAAATACCCGGTGCATACGTTCTTGTTTCGGGATTATATGTGCTTGGTACTTTAACTAGTCGGCCATAAAGCAATAGATTTACATTAGGGAAATTTGGGTTATAGCGTGAATCCGTTTTAATGCCAATTAATGCCATATTTGGGTATGACAGTTTGGTATCAATGATTTCTGTATAGCTGACCCAGTGAGTGCCATTCTGTAACCGCTGTGATTTACTATCGGCAGTTAATCTTTTAACTGTAATGGTAAATGGTTTAGGCGGTAAATTATCAATGATATAACTGCGATAAAAGCGAGATGATGATTTACCACTAATGTTTTTTACTGTGCGGCTTTGCCCGTTGATTAATATTTCAAGTGATACAGATGTTCCCTCTGTATCGCCATTATCATTTTGAGAAAATAACGCACTTACACCACATGTGATTCTGAGACGTGTCACATCAGGATCAATGACAGTTCTTGTTACAGGGGTAACATTTTTAATTTCAGCGCCAACTGATACTTCACGCTCTGACATTTCAAAGCCTTGTAGCGGCATTTGATCCTGCGTGCCGAGTGTATATGCTATCTCTGTGTTTTTAAAATTGAAACTTGACTCATCATTATCATCAACACCGTTTGCATTTTGGATTGGCGTATTGTCAAAGTAAGTCGATTTCCATTTATTGGCTGGACCTTTGATTGGACCAAGAGAGATTAAACCAATAGCACGTAATCGTTGCGAAGAACGAAGGCTATCAGGTGCTTCATGTGGTGTGCGCGCTGAACCTTGGCTTTTACCGCCCATAAGTACCTCTTTAAAAGAAAACCGCCTATAAGCAGTGCCTATAAGCGGTTAAATTTATTAGTGATATACTGATTTACTACCTAAACATCGTCAAATGTTTCAATCCCTTGAGACACCAGTACAAGACTGGTCATCATCTTACCGTACAATAACGGAATAGGT